TCAAATTGTTCTTCATTCATTAGTGTACCTCTGCATAATTCTTTCCGGTATGAGCGTCACCACCCATACACGTTACTCCAAACCATTTAGGTGCTTCAGTAAAGGCTTCGATAGATAACTCTTTTACTTCTTGTTCGTATTCTTCTTTGACTACAACAGCCAACTCATCGTGGTAGTGTAGAGCAAAGTAATAAGGGATCTTACGCTCTTTAAGCTTGTCACGTAGATAAACAATAGCTGCTTTGCAGGTGATACCTTCAGCAGTTTGTAGTAGGTAGTTTAGTACTTGATGTTTAGATTTAACAAACACTAATCGGCCATCAAGTCCACGGATAAAAGCTTTATCAGAACCAAAGGCGTTTGATGTTGTATCGAATTGACGGGATAACTTTTCTTTAAGTTCAGTTAATCCGGGAATTGAATTCTCAAACTTTTCTTTGGATACTTTACCTAGCTTTGCATCTGTTTTACCCGATAGGATAAGACCAAGCTTCCCGTCACCACCTCCAAATAAGAAAGCGTATAAGAAAGGCTTGGCCAGTTTGCGGCTAGTACCAAGAGCATCAGCGTTTCGTTGATGGACATCTCCATTGATTACCTCATTAGTGAAATCATCGTTGTTAATATAGTGACATAGACCACGCATCTGATTACCAGCAGAGTCAGCACCCACGATAACCGTTCCAGGTTCACAGACAAGAAGTGAGCGCATCTCTTTTCCGTATACAGAATCCACAGAAGGAAGATTAGCAACCACTTCATGGCGGCATCTGAAAGTAGGAGTACCAATAGTCCACATACGACCATGCAAGCGGTTATCGGGTGAGTTCTTAACAGCCTCAATCCATCCTTCCAAGATACCTTTTCTTGACCGTACTGTATAGTATTCACTAACCAATGCAGCATCAGGCCCAAGCCGTTCAAGAGATGACTCGGTAATCTTAGGAGATTTATTAACAAATTTACCATTGATTTTCTCCACATTCCATTTATTATGACTAAACGATATGTATTTGACATTGAAACTAATGGTTTCATGCCAGATGTAGATAAGATCTGGATGCTTGTATTGATTAACCCTGATACAGGTGAAGTAAAAGAATATGTTGTGGATGTCTGAACGGTTGATTACAATTCCATGTTTGGAAAGATATTCGATACCGTCCGTACACTTATACTCGGACTGATACACCACACGGCATATGCCACTAGCAAGTATAAGTTTACTGCAATCAATGCAAGGGGAAAGAGTACAATAGAGAGTAGCACCCTTGGTAGAAAGGTTTGAACGAGCAACTTTAGCAATGGCATGAGCTTCCGCATGTAATACTGGGTTATTTTGTGTGTCATTGTCGGTTCCTCTTGCTGTACCGTTGTAGGAAAAGGCAATGATGTTGTCATCTTTGACAATAATGGCACCAACCTTACGATCTTCTGCATAGGATTGTTGGGCAATAAGTGAGCAGATATTGAGGTAAAAGTTATCCCAGTCTGTTTGTGTTTTCATTTTTTAGTTTGTTCTCTAGTATTTTAATTACTTTTTTAAAACCGTTTTGTGTTCCTATTTCTATATAGTCCCAGTAAGCAGATTCCAGCTCTGCGTCTGTTAATCCAACCCAATCTTGTTTTGTTATATATGATTCTATCAGGTGTTCATGTTCTGTAATAGTGATGCAGGAGATTCCGTCAATAATTCTAATAAACTCAGGCTTTTTCATCGTATTTAGTTAGGTATTGTTGTTCAAGATCTGCGATCTTTTCTAGAATAAAATTTAATTCTTTCCACAATTCTCTGGTATAGGGTAAAGGTAATACAATCTTTGAGCTTACAGTATCTTTATCCATAGTTTCAACGATCATAATACTCTTTCCATTTGTTCCAGGTAGTTAGCTTGGCATCATAGCAATCTTGAATTGTTACTTTATCTAACTGAAGTTCCCTGCTCATACGGTGTAGACAGTACTGCAGTTGACCTACTTCCTCAGCCAGCTTATGCTTGTTACTTACTCCATCAATAGGGCTGCAGGTATCTAAACCAAAGCGTAGTACCTTCATAATGTTTTGAGATACCTCAGCACATTCTTCAGCTGTTGTGTATAGTGTATATTTATCCATCAGAATTTTACCTCGGCTGTGTCTACAATAGACCATGATTCTTTTAAGTTTGTATTGAGAATGTAGTCTTGGATAGCTACTGCTGCAGTCATCTCTGCTTCTGCTGTATCCTTTGCGTTAAGATAGAACACTACTGTCACTGCATACTGATTCATACATTTCCTTTGTGGTATTAGGTACCGACTGTTAATCTAAGCTCTTTCATTAGCTTACTCAGAGGCCCCAGCTGCATAGCTCTACAACTGCTGATATAAGTAGGATGAAACACCCTACCGCTATCACTTTCCTCTGTTACGTCTAGAAAGTCTTCAAACAAAGACTTAACTAGTTGTTCCATACGGATATATCTACACATACCCGTACAGAATCCATCACACTCACATGTCCATTGCATTTCTGAATCCTAGAAAGATAGGGTGCCTTGGTTTATCTTTAACGCCTATTGGGAAGTGTTTGTATTTAACAATGTATCCAAGATAATCTGACTTGTTATCCCAGAACTCTTGTCTATTTGCTTGGTCAAAACCTGAACCGATTTTAAACTCGATACCGTCACAGGTCTTACAGATGAATGCTCCCAAAGTTCCTTTGCCAATGAGGCCAGATTGTTTAGTTGAACGTTTAGTTCTTCCGAGCTCATTAGTTTCTGCATCATTTCCATTGTGCATTTCCTCTTCAAAACCTATAATAACAGCTTCTGAATCTTCAAACCTTTTAAGCTTGAAAGCATTAGCTTCTTTGATAGTACAACGACCGTATTTGTATAAACCTTGTGGGTTACGTAGGATAATACCTTCATAACCTTTTTTAAGGTAATTTTCTTCCATTGTTAGTAGCTCTTCTTTGTCAAATACAAGGTAAGCTACTACTTCATTGTATTCAGGAGGTGCTCCTACTATTAGTGTATCTATTCTTTCTTTGTATGTGTTAACTGTATCATCCCACCAGTCAAAGTGATAGAAGGAAAACTCACCTTCTTTATCATGAGACATAACAAAAGAGTTAGTGTCTCGGTATACTGTAGGTGAGGTAGGTGAACCAACAATAAGTTCACCATCCATACCTTCCAGCTCATCGCCCCAGTATCCAGCCCATTTCTGGATAAGTTTATTGGGGATAGGTTTTAGGGTACGACTTAAGGCTACTCCATTCCTAAACAAACAACGGATACCATCTAGTTTAGGTGTAACGTAGATAGGGTATTGTAGTGTATCTAGGTCAGGAGTTTCACGGGGTAACAACATTGGTTTCATATTAAAAATCCTTATCACACATACCAAACATTATCAACACATTTCTTACTTCAGAGGGTAAGTCGTATACACCATCGTAGTCAGTTAAGGTCAGGTTTTTATCAAACCACAGACCACCACCTGACTGATCGCCTAAACGATCGTGCTCGAAGTAACCGTACTTAGCTTTAGTATCTATTTCGATACTGTAGTTTTGAGTACCTAGTTTGCAGTTGAAGTTGTATTTCATAGTAGATCCATATCAATGTTATTTTCTTGGCAAAACCTAATAATAGATGCTTTAGATTGCTCTGCTGAATAAAGCATTTTACTCCAACTTTCTGGAGTATAGCTATCACCGCCACATCCACAATCACAACCAAAATTTACTTCTAAGTTTGCATCTGAGTAGATGTAGCTGTCGTAAGCATTAGCAATGTCGATTAGCTCACTGAATTTCATATTTACTTTCGAAGGTTATTACTCAAATTATAGTACATATCTGACTTAAGTGCTCTTAATTGTAACAATAACATTGTTTCTAGTTCAAGCATCTCTTGGTCAGTACCGTAGGCTAAGATAGTTCTTTTAAAGTCTTGAGGGAACTCATTGTAAGCTTCTAAGAACGCTTCACCTGACCCAATATATCCGTCATTAACTGTTCCTTTGTGTTTTCCAATGTACTTTTTGTCTGTACTTTTGGATATCCAAAGATACACAAATGACTCACCGCTTGTGCTGCCAGAGCTAGTTGAGGCAGGGACTTCGACATGGTATTCTCCGTTGAGATGGTCTTGCCAGATTTCTTTAACATATGCTACCCAAGGTTTACTTTTACTACGCCACATTACAACGAAAGAAGGTGATCCTTCGTTGGTACATAAATAGTCATACACCCATTTGTTGTATAAACCTGAGAACTCTTTATCACCTACTTTAATTCGGATCATGGACTTACCAGAGTCAGAGGTAAACTGTTCAACTTCATCGACAGTACATTCGTAGATGTCAAACAGTTTATCATCACCAGCAACCCATCGTTTAACTGTTTTGATAAGGTTCATAGATGGTGTTTAAGGTTTCAAACCGACCTGATTCATCTGGTGGTACAATAATCTGGGAAGTTCTTACTCCGAACGTATTACCCAGGTAAGGGTGGTCTACTACTTCTTCTAGATAACCAACAAGAACAGGGTTATCTTCTGGGCTATAGGGCCATACCCATACTTTGGCTTCACCTTTATAGTGGACTGTTTGTTTGGTATTTGTCTGTTCGGACATATTCAATTTCCTCTTTGGTTAGTGGTTGGTATTCAAAGGCAATAATAAGTTTATTACCTTCATACACTTTAATTACTTTGTTACTGATAACACACAGTCTCATTTTAACTCACTTAGTTTACCGACAATAGTACCGTCACGAAGCAAGATTTCAAGGCATCGTGAATACCAAACTACTTTTTGAATTTCTTGTAGGTCAGCATCTTTTTTACCTAATCGCATCATGTACTTATAGATTTGACCTTTCAAGTGAGCTTTAAGACCTTCTTGCCCTAAGATAAACTCCATACATTCAATGTACTGGTACGGACCTACAATACCTTGGTAGTGTACTGGGTTAATTTGGTCTTTGATATTTTTTACTACTTTATCAATTGTTTTGTTTATGTCGTCTTGTTTCATATCTTTGTTGTATTGTTTGGCCATTTGGTGAGACCAGGTAGGTACCATAGTATCAAAGAAGTCATTTGTCACAGTTGAGATTGTTCCTTCAGTAAACATCGCCATTCTCCATAATTTTAAGATCTTCGTAAGGAGCAGCTACACGACGGTAGAACTCTAGTTTAGCACCTTCTAAGGCACCAATAACATCATTGATAGTGCTATAAGATGTTTTGTTTAGTAGCAGGTATTGTTGGATTACTTGGGTAAATACAAAGTTTAATTCTCCTGAGTTCATTGGCAGAGTTTCTAATTCGGGAATTAGGTTTGTACGTTTGATTGGGTTGATATATGGCATTATTTCCATTCTTTAAATAGTTTTTGATTACGTTTTTGCTCTAGGTATGGTTCAGCAGTACCGTAGATTAATCCCACTAGGCTTACTACAGCCCATACAGTTCCGATAATAGTCATTATAAGTACTCACAGATAATAGTGTCACAAGCTTTATCAACATCAGAGCGCCATTCAGTTACTAACGACTCAAAGAACGGATGGATAACAGAAGCATCAGCTTTAAAAGCTACAACAGGTTTACGTAGTACATAGGAAGCATAGAAGACTTCCATTGCAGTACCGTGTTTAGCTACAGTTGGGTTGTCAAGGTTTACTAGGACAATATCTGACTCTTGGATATCACGAAGATCTAACTCGAAGATACGTTTCATGTAACGTTTTTCGAAGTTGTGTAGCCGTCGAGTTGGGTCTAAGATGATACATGAAGGTTCTAAGTGATTCCATGCTTTGTTACGCCAACCTAAAGATTCTTCTTTGGTTACATGCTCCATAGGGCCAGCTAAATACACTGTACGTTGTTTCATATTTCACCTAACACTTTCATATTATTAGCAGTAAACCACAAACCACCTTGTGATTCAGGGCGTTGATGTGGTGTATAGTCCCAGATATCCACAACACACCATACACGATCTTTCTTAGATAGATGTGGTGCTTCAGGTTTAGCACAACAATGCCAACCGGGACGTATGGCAAAACCTTTAGTTGGGTGAGATTCTGCTTCTAGCCATAGTCCTGTTTGTATCCTTAGCTTACGGTTAATAAACAGTGGGCCATAGGTACCGTCTTTACGTTTACGGAAGAGTTTGTAGGCGATCATACAAACACTTCATCTAAGAACACTTCAAGAAACTCAGGCGTATAACCTAAGTAAGCTGAGGCTTCATAGTAAGCACCAGACTCAGAGTCAGCGTATACAAAGAAGTTTTTGATGGAAGATACAACGTAGTATTGGTTCATTTTAGGACACCTGATTTGATAAGACTTTTAACTGCTTCAACTTCATCAAGGTACAAAGCTAAGGCTTGTTCTCGATTTATTTTATAGAACTTCATAACAAATTGTACTGCTTTTTCATTCATTTGAAACTTACTTTATACCAAATATAATAGACAACAACAATAGCTAAGAGACCTGTCATTGTGCCATCTTCCATAGGCCAATGTTACCGACAGCATAGCCGAAATAACAGATACTCATACCCATGTTTCCTTTAAATGCTTGTTCAATGCAGATGTACGCGTAGATACATCCAGTTAGTATTATTAGCCAACTACTCATACAGGTGAAGGTACGTAGTTAGGTTGTCCTCTTGAGAAGGTTTTAACAGGTTTTACAATATTAACATCAGTCCACGCTGCTATGTGAACTAGGTTATCACTCATATCATAGCATACAGAGTACATTCCGTCAATATGGTCAAAGAGGTATACATGTTGACGAGGGTCATCTTGGATACTGAAGTAGCTTTTACGGGGAAGTTCGTAGAGTTTCATGTGTTCTTTTCTTTGAGTTTGGCTTCGATGGCTCGGGCAAAGTCTTTCACTCCACAGACCACCAACTGCTCTTGTAATGTCCATTGCTCATACTCGCGGTCGGCAGACAAATGCCAATTTGTTTCTGCGATGTCATCATCTGTCAACCCAACCCATTGTTGCTGTGCTACGGGTATGGTGAGTCCGCTATGGGGTAGGGGCGTCCAGCTTGTGTACGCTAGGTGTCCGCCGAAAGTCCTGTCATCACTG